CTCACGAAACTATTGCGCTTGCGTTCTCAATTACTGAGGAAGCAGTGGAAGACAATCTTTATGATCGTCTTGCATCGCGTTACACCAAAGCTCTGGCCCGCTCTATGGCCCAGACTAAGCAAATCAAAGCAGCGGCTGTATTGAACAATGCGTTCTCTGCTGGCGTTAATGCGATTGGCGATGGTGCAGCACTTTGTTCCGCAGCCCACCCCTCTCTTTCGGGTAACCAAACCAATGTCTTGGCAGTTGCTGCCGACCTCAACGAAACTTCGTTGGAGCAGATGTTGATTGACGTTGCTAGTTTGACGGATGAGCGTGGTTTGAAGATTGCAGTTCGTGGCATGAAGCTTATTATTCCTAAAGAGCTTCAGTTCATCGCAGAACGAGTAATTAACTCGAACTTGCGCTCTGGCACTGCGGATAACGACACAAACGCAATGAAGTCTATGGGAATGCTTCCAGACGGTGCAGTGGTTAACCACTTCCTTACCGACACTGATGCTTTCTTCATCAAGACTGATGCTCCTAACGGCTTCAAGCACTTCAACCGTTCGTCTATTAAGACTGCGATGGAAGGTGACTTCGATACGGGCAACATGCGCTTTAAAGCTCGTGAACGTTACTCATTCGGTGTATCCGATTGGCGTTGTGTTTACGGTACGCCCGGCGCAGCATAACCACACGGTAACGTGTAGTTTAGAAAAGGGAGGCTTCGGCTTCCCTTTTTTGTGCGTAACATTGACAGTTCACGAAAGACAGTGGTATGTTATACTTACACTTATCGGGAAAATCTCGGTGAATCTGACAGTCCCCGACTGACGATATGCAGACAGATCCACCTTAACTCGCATGTGAGGAATTTATTATGGGCCAGACTACTTTTTCAGGACCAATTTTAGCAGGAACAATCAAAGCCACTACAGGTACCGCTGTCGGTACTAACGTAAAGAACACAGGCCAAGTTGTAATGGCTCAGTCTTTCTCTACAGGTGTAGACTTAGACGGCGGCGCTTCTGCTGCAAACACCACTACGGTTGTTATACCAGCAAACTCTCAAATCATTGATATCGTCCTTGACGTTGTTGGTGTCATGGTTGGCGCAACTTGCGTATTTAGCATTGGTGACGTCGCTAACGGTAATGCCACATTTTTAAACGCTTTTTCAATCTCTGTAGCTTCTGGCGCGGGTCGTAAATACCCCACTACTGAAGCAGGCGGCGCATTGATTTGGGCTGACACAGGTGCTTCTGATCTTCGCCTAACTTGGACATCTACTGGAGCTACTAGTAACGGAGAAATCCGAGCTACAGTGATTTACCAGCAAAACAGCGACCTCGTTTAAGTTTAATTTGGAGGTTTTCTAATGTCAGGTTCAGACGTAAGATCGAAACGCATAACCGCGACGGGATCAGTAGGTGTTGGTCCCGCTCGTATTAGGCAGGTTCAAGTCAAAACAACGACGGGTTCCCCACGCCTTACAATAACGGATGGGAACGGCGGCGCTGTTGCTTTGGACATGGATTTAAATGCCTCGTCAACGCACTCCGCTAACATTCCTTCTGACGGCATTCGAGTCTCTGACATCTGGGTATCTGCAGTAACCGCCATTACGTCGGTTACTGTTTTCTACAGTTAAAGAAGGGATAAATTATGGCGTCTGATGTAAAAGCAACCTACCTAACCGCAACTGGAACTGTTTTTGCGGGTAGATCGCGTATAAAAGCCATTCATTACCAAGCAGGGTCTAGCCCTTCTTTGGTTTTAAAAACTGGAAGTACGAGCGGAGCCACACAGCTAACGTTAGCTTTTGCTAACAACACTGATGACAATGTTTATATACCCGACGAGGGGATGTTATTTAGTGACGGGTGTTATGCCGTACTGACTAACGTCACCAACATAACGGTATTTTACAATTGAGGTAGTTATGGAAACGAAAGTAGCTACTCTTAAGAAAATAAAACCCGCTAAAAGTAATAGAAAATTGTCAAGTCATGATAGGGACATTATGAAAATAGCAGAAGTTTTATCCAAGCTAGAGAAGCATGAAGCTGAGTGTAACTTAAGATATCAAATGATTGAAGAAAAGCTGGCCGATCAAAAGCAAACGCTAAAAGGTTTAGATGTTAAAATTTGGGGGCTTGCTGTATTGATAATAATCGCACCCCTAGTGCATAAGCTATTGGCATAGTTATGGATGACGCTTTCTTCAGTGACCCCGTTGAGGCGAAGATTGTAGAAGAAATAAGGCACTGGTCCTCAGACGTCTTAGAAAAACCCAATGCTTACTTCAATAACCTTCCCGCTTGTCCTTATGCGCGTAATGCGTGGTTAAACAATAAGGTGGCGGTACTGTTTGTTTACGGCGAAGGTTACCAAAGCTTGTACTCAAGCATCTCCCAGTTTGACGACAACTATGACATCGCGCTTGTAGTGGACATGGGTAGCACTAAAACCCCTGAAGACTTCCATGACTATTTAGATGACTTAAACGAAGTCATTTCTAACGGCATGTTTATTGACAAAGACATCTGGTTGATGGGTTTTCACCATGAAGATGAAGCCAGTGATTTTGTAGGCGAGGTCAGTTTTAAAGCGGACGACAAGCCTTACTCTATCATCTTTGTGCAGCGGTTATCTAAGTTACAACAAGCGGCTGACAAGTTGAATAAAAAAGGCTATTATGATACATACGACGCTGAACATAATGCTCGTGAAATTTACGAAGTAAGAGAAACTTTATATAGGAAGCTCCAAAATGGCTATGAAACCAAAGAAAGTTAGTTCTTCAGCAAAGAAACCTGTTAAGCGTATGCGTGGCGGTGGTATGGTTGCTATGAAAGAACCTGTTAAGCGTATGCGTGGCGGTGGCATGATTGCTATGGCTAAAGGTGGTAAAGTTAAGCCTGCCAAAAAGAAAAAGTAGGTACATCTGATGCCAAATAAAGGTCTATATCACAACATAAACGCTAAGAAGAAACGAATTGCAGCAGGGTCTGGCGAGAAGATGCGCAAGGTTGGATCAGCAGGTGCTCCAACCACAAAAGCGTTTGTAGCATCCGCTAAAACGGCTAAACCCGTTAAAAGAAAGACACGCACTGCGTAGGTAAATTTTATGGCTACATCTGGAAGTAAAGACTTTGAGTTAGACGTCGCAGAATATGTCGAAGAGGCATTTGAGCGGTGTGGGCTTGAGGTCAGGACAGGTTACGACCTAAAATCCGCCAAAAGGTCTTTAAACCTTTTGCTTGCAGATTGGGCTAACCGTGGCCTAAACCAGTGGACCATTAAACAGCGTACCATTACGATGATCAATGGCACGGGTAACTATGCGTTAGGCGCAGACGTTATTGACGTGTTATCCGTTGTTGTGCAACGGTCTGGCACTGATTATTCTTTGCTTCGATTGAGTCGTGACGGTTTTTTAAGTATACCTAACAAGACTAGCCAAGGCCGAGTTAATCAATTCTTCTTGGATAGACAAGTTACGCCTGAGTTAAAGCTTTGGCCTGTGCCCGATAACAACACTGATGTTGTGTACTATGACGCTTTAACCCGTATGGATGATGCTGACATATACACTAACACCATGGACTTACCTTTTAGGTTTTACCCTTGTTTAGCCGCAGGACTTGCTTATTATCTTGCTTTAAAACGCGCTCCAAATCGTGTTGAAATGTTAAAGGCATTGTATGAGGAAGAGTTTGAAAGAGCGGCAATAGAAGACAGAGATCGTTCGTCTTTTAACGTGACTCCTATGTACAGGAGAGTTTGATAATGGGAAAGTTTGCGTCTGGAAAAGAATCGTATGCCATTTCCGATCGATCTGGTTTTCGTTATCCGTATAGGGTAATGAAGAAAGAATGGAACGGGTTGTTGGTAGGTCCAGATGAATTTGAGCCTAAACAGCCTCAATTAGGTCCTTTCCGAAAGGTTTCGGACCCCCAAGCTCTTCAAAATGCGCGTCCAGATCGAGTAGAACCTTTAGATGTTTACGTTGGATTGCCTTTAGTAATAGCACCTAATTTACGACCAGTACAAGGCTTTGGTCAAGTTGGGACAGTGACGGTGACCACATGAGTTTTACATACGCACAGCTAGAAACAGCCATACAAGACTATACAGAGAACACTGAAACGTCTTTTGTAAGCAATTTGCCCATATTTATTAGACAAGCCGAAGAAAGAATACTTAAAAGTGTTCAGTTGAGCCTTTTTAAGAAGAATGTGAGCGGCAGTATGGCCAATGCCAATCGATTTTTGGCTTGCCCTAGCGACTATTTAGCGTCTTTTTCCTTATCTTTTGTTGATGCAAGCAGTGATCACGTCTTTTTAGACTTTAAAGACCCGGATTATGTGCAATCTTTTAACCCAGACGCAGCAACAGTAGGTTTACCGCGATATTATGCGGTTTATGACGTAGATAACTTTATTTTAGGTCCTACCCCCAATGCGGCGTATAATGTAGAATTACATTACTTCTATAGGCCTGCCAGTTTGACTGCGGGAGCCGCGGGTGGAACAACATGGCTTAGTGAGAATGCTTCGATCGCTTTGTTATATGGATCTTTGATAGAAGCGTACATCTTTATGAAGGGTGAGCCCGACATGATGGCGCTATACGAGAAACGGTTTACAGAAGCTATTGGTGGTTTGAAGTTGTTGGGCGAAGCTAAAGAAGTGACCGATGAATATCGCACTGGACCAGTAATAAGGCCTAAACAATGAATGATTTAGGATTAGGTAATGTTCCAACTTTCAACGTGGACGTACACACCACTAATGGAAGGGGCTTTACACCAGAGGAGATTGCGGAGAGGTGTGCTAATAAGATCATAGCCATTTCTGATGACGCAAACCCTGCAATTAGGGCGCAAGCTCATGCTTTTCGAGGAGAGTTAGTTAAAAGCCTCGTCTTTTATATGCGTGAGGCTGTTGAGTCTGATAGAACTACTGTGTATAACGCTTTAACCGACGCAGGCCAAGTAGAGCTTGCTAAACATATAAGGAGACTGTAACCATGGCTTTCAACGGAAACTTCATGTGTACATCGTTCAAAAAAGAATTGCTGTATGGTGCTCACGATTTCGACGCCTCAAGTGGCGATACATTTAAAATTGCGCTTTATACAAATTCGGCGACGCTTAATGCGTCTACGACGGCGTATGCTAACACTAACGAAGTTAGTGGAACTAACTACTCGGCAGGTGGCCAAGCATTAACACCTGTAGACCCTACTTCTTCAGGCACTACTGCCCTGACTGATTTTACTGACGAGACGTGGTCTAACGCTACTATTACGGCTCGAGGCGCGTTGATTTACAACACTACTCCGAATACGACGTCTATCTCTCTAACTAATCCAGCCGTAATTGTACTGGATTTTGGTGGGGATAAGACATCGACTGCGGGTAACTTTACGGTAGTGTTCCCGACGGCTGATGCAAGTAATGCGATTATTCGGATAGCGTAATGGCTGATGTAACCGTCTACTTTCAGGGCTGGAATTCGTCTAGTCAAGGTTGGGGCGGTGGTCCTTGGGGCCAAAATGTTGCACTTCCGGGATCAGTCGGAGGTGTGGGTGCAGTAAGCGTAGTCGCTGAAGCAACAAACGTAAACGTCATCGGATTATCAGCAACCGCCAGTGTTGGTGGCGTTACTGTTACCGCAAATGCAAACGTAAACGTCACAGGTTTATCAGGAACGGGCGCTGTAGGTACGGTTACCGCAGATGCCTCCGCTAATGTTCCTGTTACAGGTTTAGCTGCCACGGGAAGTGTTGGTGGCGTTACTGTAGTAGCGACCGCAAACGTTTATCCGACAGGCTTACTTGCAGCGGGCGCAGTGGGTACAACCACTATTGTCACAGATGCAAACGTAAGTGTAACGGGCGTTGTAGGCACGGGAAGTGTCGGCGCGGTTACGATAGCTTCTGGACAAACTCTTTCAGTTACGGGCGTTCAGGGCACAGGACAAATAGGTAGCGTCGTTGCAAATGCAGACGCTATTGTTAATGTAACAGGAGTCAATGCAACTGGGGGTGTTGGGCAAGTTCTGGTTTATGGACGTATTGTGCCGGATCAAAATCCGGCCTATACTGAGATTACACCGAGTCAGAACCCGACGTGGACGGCGGAATCGCCAAACCAGAGTGCTAATTGGACAAAAATAGCAGCATGAGGAATTAAAGATGCCCAGTACATATACAGTAAACCTTGGTATTGAGAAACCCGCTACGGGTGAACAATCGGGAACGTGGGGCGACACGGTTAATGACAACTCTAATATATTAGACGAGGCTATTAACGGGGTAGTCACGATTACCCTGACTTCTGCGGGGTCTTCGGGATCACCTAACTCAATTGCTATTACCAATGGCGCATCTTCCACGGGCCGTAATAAATGGATTGAATTTGCGGATGGTGGCGACTTAGGTGCGGCAGCATATGTGCAACTTACGCCTAACGACGCTGAAAAAATATGTTTTATCCGAAACAGTCTTACTGCAAGCCGATCTGTCTTTCTTTTCCAAGGTAACTATAACGCTAGTAACGACATTGAGATCGCTGCGGGCACTGATGTGTTGGTTAAGTTTAGCGGCACGGGCACAGGCGCTACGGTAGTAAACGTATACGCCAATCTGAAAGTTGACGGTATTGTTGCGACAACTGCTGACATTAATGGTGGAACAATAGATGCCACTGTAATCGGTGGGTCAACCGCGGCGGCTGTCACGGGTACCACTGTTGTGGCTAACACCAGCGTTAATATTGCGGGTGACGGTGCGACGGTAACGGGCATTAAAGACGAAGATAACATGGCGTCAAACAGCGCCACAAAATTAGCTACTCAACAGTCTATTAAGGCGTATGTGGATAGCCAAGTAGGGACTGTTGACACGCTGGCTGAAATTCTTGCGAACGGTAATACCACGGGTTCAACCGATATTGAAGTAACGACTGCCCAAAAGGTTCAGTTCCGCGATGCAGCTATATACATTAACTCTAGTGTTGACGGTCAGCTAGACATTGTTGCAGACACTGAAATTCAAATTGCGGCGACCACGATTGACATTAATGGTGCGATTAACGCCAGCGGCGAGATTATTGCAGCTAGCTTAGACATTAGTGGCAACATCGACGTAGATGGTGTTACTAATCTTGATGTCGTTGACATAGACGGCGCAGTTCAAATTGACAACACTCTTACCGTAGGTGTTGATGACACAGGACATGATGTTAAGTTCTTCGGTGCGACGGGCGGATCTTATTTTCTTTGGGATGAATCTGCTGATGACTTAATTCTAGCAGGCGCGGGAGGAATTGTTGTTGCAGGCGATGTAACTTTTAACTCCACAGGCGGAGCTAAGATTCCTGCAGGTACTACGGCTCAAAGACCTAGCGCAGTTACGGGCATGTTCCGATTTAACTCTACTGACACAACCTTTGAGGGTTACGATGGTAGTGCGTGGGGCCCCTTGGCGGGTGGTGGTGGTCCAAGTTTAGGAACAGATGCCATCATACGCACAAACGCCAAGGTCATTGCCGAAAACATTACTTTTGCTGGCAATGAAAACGGAAGCACTGTCGGGCCTGTAACTGTTAATAATAATTACACAGTAACCGT